GGTCAAACACAAACTCACCGTGCTTCTCAGAAAAGGTTCCAAAATTAGCTACCATATTGTCTACTATGAGAGGAAGTTTATTCTTAGAGGGGCCAAACATTTTTCCCGTTTTTGTCGGCATTAAAGCTCCAATAGTAGCCTCTGCAAAATCATCAAAAATTGCAACGGGATTTTCGCTGTAAACGTTTTTGAACTTCATACCAAAGCCTAGTTCATTCACACGTCTGACTTTAGTTTTTTCGTATTTGTCTAACAGTAATTTAGGTGACTGCGGCAGTCCTACTTCCATTTCATAGGATTTCCGTGCGTCTGTTATCGCAGTAAAGTATTCTGTTGATGCTTGACTCTCTACAACAGAGTCTAATTTGTCAATAAACTTGCCGTACTCAGCAGCCTTTTCAAACTCACTAGAAGAGTAAAAGGTAGATTTTGCCCGACTAAAAGCCCGCCTTACAAGCTCTAAGTCATAAGGGTCAGCAGCCATGAACGGATTAAAGTCAGGGTTTAGAAGCTGTCCGTCAGGGCCTTTTGCAGACATCATTTCTACAGCTATGTCTAAGTTTCCCATTTTTCTGAAGCGGTTTTTTTCTGCTCCTGTTTCCGCTGCGTCTATTAGTTTATTACGCAGTTCATTCATGTTCTTTTTACTAATCGATGTTTCTACCATAGATTCCATAGCTCTTCGAACACTAGAACCTTCTGAACCCGTATAAAGAAGAGAGGATTCACTAAAGAACCGCTTAACTCCGTCTACACCCTGCGACGCTATGATATCATCGACCAGCGGTTTCAAACTAATAGGGCCACTCTTTTGAGCAAGTTCTCGTGGAAGCGTGTAAATCTGTTCGCCCACCATTTTGAGTCTGTTCTTTTTAGAAAGAACCAAGGCTGATGTCGCTTCATTGAGAGCATCTACGTGTCCGGGTTTATCTCGCAGTAGTCGCGCTCTTTTTAGGCTATCGTCAACTGACTCTCCTAGTTGCTTATTGGCTTTTTGTAAGAAGTCAATGGGGTTGTACACTACCCCTGCAAGTTTACTAACAGCCCGTCTATGAGCCTCTAAAGCGTTTAGCATGTCTTCATCGAGGTTTTCTCGTGGTCCAAATTTGATGACGTACTTTTCCAAATTGTCTAGATTATTGAGCCTGTCTTGGTTTGTTTTGCGAACCCGTTCTTGCAATCTAGTTAAACCACTTTCGACTTTACCAATGTAGTCCTTTACAATTTTTTGTGATGCTATATCATCTATGTCAAGAACCATGTTTTTCATTTCAGCCAAGGATTCTCCAGCGACAAGAAAGCTCTTCTCCATGTCTGTAAAGTCAGCTTCCATGTCCTGTAAGTCAAACTTGCTAAGAGTATCGAGGTCTATTTTGCCTCTGTTGAGTTCGCCCGCTGCGGCAAGAGATACGATTCCGAATGTGTTTCCATAAGATTTTAAGAGAAGCTCGTTAAACCTGTCTCTGTTTTCTGGTCGCACTCTATTTAGTACTCTTGCGTGAAGGTCAGCAGTTTCGTCCATATGGCGAAGGCTTTGAGCGCGGGTTTTTGGGTCTAAGTTTTGATGAAGCTTAATTATATTTCTAATGTTCTCTTGCTGTTGTGCATCCAAAGCTGTTCCCATAGCATTTTCTATGTTCTTTAGAGTTCCCTCTACAAGTATAGGGCCAGCAAGTGGTATATTTCCTGCAATTTCTTTTCCCATCTCCCATATGGTAGGAACTCCATATTTTATGGCCCCACCCCCAGCAGACAAGACCTTCTTACCAAGGCCCTTGGCCCCATAACCAAGTCTATATCCCCCAAAGGACATGAGCATATTTGAGATAGCCGCACTTGTTTCTGGGTCATCACTGAACAAGTTAAGCTCTCTGCCCAAAGCAGTTCCGGCACCTATTATAATTGCAGATTCACCCACGTCTTTTACATAGGGTATAGTTTTTCCTGTAAAACGTGCGCCTCTAACGGTGTTCACTAACTGGGTCTTTTCTGCAGACAGTTCGCGGCGCATGTCATCCGTCGTCTTGGGCGACTTTAGCTCAATGTCAATTTCACGTACTCTGTCGTTCGCATACTTGATTTCAGAATCGACACGATATTGGGCAACACCAAGTTTAAAGTAACTGTCTGCTTTTTCTTTAGCCCCGTTTCTATTTACGATATCTAATATTTCTTCAGGGTCATTTACGTCCTTTAACATAGGGCCATACTTAGGAGAGTTCTTGTAGGACATTATTTTAGAGACTCTTGCGGTTCCCCTAGCCATGCCTATAGGCCCTGTAGCAGCCGCCCAAATTCCCTCTTCACTAACGTCTACACCAAACTTTTCCCACGTAGACAGGGTATTGTAGGTAGAGTCTATCATAACCTGTACGTTTTCAGGCTTTACAAACTGCTTTTTAATCCGCTGTCCGTCTTCGTCTAGAGCAAACTCCCCTGCAGATGTTCGCTCAAAGGCAAGATTTTCGTACTCGTCACCTTCGTATTTTTCAGCCAAAGCCGTGTGAATACTTGCGTTAAAACTATCGGCAGCATCTAAGGCGGGTAACTTTTCAGTTAGAGTGTTTTTCCATCCCGAATAAAAGTCTTCCCACTCTTGTTTCTTTATGTCGTACTCTGACATAAATTCAGCACCGCCGGGAAGGTCCCCAGTTTTAATAGAAGCTGATACTGCGGAAGGCAGAGTCAAGAAAGCAAAGTCAGGCAAGGCCGTACCCAAAAACCGGCCTGCTTGTTTGAACCGTTCTAAAGTTTCTTTTCCAACACCTCTATACTGTAAAATATCATTGGCAAGCAAATCTGCAACTTCAGGAGCCATACCCATGCTATCAAAAGTTTTCACCAACTCTTGCTGTGCTTTTTGAACCCGCTGGGCTTTTGGAAGAAGTTCAATGTATCGGTCTTCTCCCACGGCTTGTTTAAAAGCGGGTTCGTCGAATGTACCAGATGCTGTCGTGAAAGCCGTGACAACATCTGCATTCGGTGCGGTAGGCATGTTAGATTCATATTTACCAATGAGGTCTGCCCTCAGACGAATATCCGTCTGTGCCTGTTTAAGTAGGGCGGCATCTACAGGAGTTTTGCCCAGAAACCCAACACCATCCTTATCCATAATTTCCTGCGCCCACGCATCAAAAGTTACAGGTTCTGTAGCCTGAAATTCACGACGAGCAGCGATATCAGCAGCACGTAATCTTTCTGCCTCTGTTTTACCAGAAGCGTCGGGAATCCCTGCCTTTGTTCGTTCTTCCAACGTTTTAGAAGCCTTTGCGGAAGCAGAAGACTGTGCATCCTCTGATACAATTACGGGGTCAGTCTCTGCTTCTTCAGGTGCAGGATTGTCTTGCTGAGTGTTTGGGTCTAGAACCATTTAGTAGATACCTCTGTTGTCTAGCGGTGTATTACTTTTTGGAGGGTTAAACAATATACCAATATCTTCATCTGATAGCGGTACAATAGTTTTATTTTCAGTATCTTCTCTGTACCATTGACCGTTATAGTACTCCACCCTTTGTCCATTTAAAGTACGTCTAGGTGAACCGTCTTCTAAATTAGTCTTAGGAAAATCTTCTGGAATAGCGTTTTCTGGTTTACCCGCTTCTACAGCAGCAGTCATACTTTCATTGAGGTATTGTTCATCCAAAGCTACCTGAATCAAAGAGTCAGCCCTAAGTGTCCGAATTCTTTGTGGGGTTATTCTATTACCTGATGTTAAAACCTCGTTCATAACACTAACCCGCTTTAGGTCACGTGCAAATTCCACAGAGATATCGTTTAATTTTTGCTGTACTTCAGCCATAGTATTCCCGACAAAACCTGCCGCACCAAGTCGAGCAAGCTGCACTTCAAAGTCTTGGTTTGATAAACGACCGGCAGGGTCGGCAGCACGAGCCATTGCAATTGCCAGAGCTACCTGTGCAGCTTCTGCTTTAGCTGCTGCCATACCTCTTTCTTTACTGAAAAATCCTTTGCTTTTTGCAATAGCTTGTAGGGATTCTACAGTTGTTCCTTTTTTAAAACCGCCTTCTGCTTTTTTTAGGTCGTCACCAAAAACTTGGTCTATTGCACCGCCTTCACCGAATATACGAATGCCGAACGTTTGAACTAGGCGTACAAACCCTGTTGTTCCGGCTTCTTCTGTACCGCCTCTAAAGTTCGCCAACTGTCCTTGCAACTTTACACCCGCCGCATATTGTGTCTTAACTTCTGCGGCTTTAAACGGGGTTATTTTTTCAAATACCTCATTTATATATTCTTCTGTTACTACTCTTCTGCTTTCGGTTGTATTTTCGTTTATTTCATCTGGTTGTAAAAGTAGTGATACTGCCTGCGCCATTGAATATCTGTCGTTTTTATACTTATCTGATAAGTATTTTCCAATCTCTGCTCTATCAGCATCTGTTCCACCACCATTAAGAACAATATCATATTTTCTATCCATCATGTCTAAGGCGGTAAAAAGCACTTTGTTTAGTTGATAACCATTCTGTGGCGTTTTCTCATCACCGGGTACTACAGTAGCAAATTCGGCAAGCATTTTGTTTACGTCACCTCCAAATCGAGGAGCATAGTTTGCAAGCCGAGGTAGCTGCTGATGCAACCTTTCAGGAAGTTCTGTAACTACAATTTCACCATCTTCACCCTTTATAGCATAGGAAAAATCAACGTTATCTATCAGGTTCATTTCTTTGGCTTGAGCAACTGCAGCAGAACTTTCACTGCTTGTGTCCATATTTTTTTGAAACCTATCTAAAACTTTAAATACGTTGCCATACTGAGTACGTGCGCCAGTATACGATTTTAGCTGTCCCGTAACTAGGTTTGTTGCTTTTTTCTGCGAACCGTTATTATAGTCGTCAGTTGCTCTTTGAGCTTCCTGTAAAAACGTGGGAATAAGGTTTGGATTACTCTCTAAGTGGGTTATAAACTTGTTTACATCTTCTTCGGTTCTCAATCCGCTTGCTACTGTGTTAAACCACGTAATGCCGCGAACCTGTGCGTCACCAGATGTCATGTTCTTATCAAATTCTTTTGCGCCCCCAAACTTTGGAAAAGTTACACTCCCATAGGCTAGGGTACTATCCACGTTATTTACAAGGTTCGCTGTGGCTATGTCGTACTCAAGCCCGCCTTTTTTTGCAGCTAACTCGAGGGCCTGCGGGCTTGCATCTTTTTTGCCCGCTAACTTAAAAAACTCCTGCTGATAAAATTTCTGGTCTTCAGCTTCTTTTTCCTTTGCCGCAATTTCTTTCTCTGCCATTGCCCTTTTAGTATCGACCCAGCCTTTCAAGGCACCTGTTGCGAATGCTACTGCTATACCCATTATTCAGTTCCCTTCTTTCCAGTTAGAAAACCCTTATCTTCTTCAGGTGCTTCTGGCATCATGCCTAGCCGTATCTTTGAGTTTATTGTTTCTTGAACAAACTCGAACATGCGGGGGTTGTTTTGTTTCATCATACGGAAGAATGTCTCGTCGTCCATTTCACGTTCCTGACCGGCATTGTCGTTTTCGAACAGTCGGTACGGGATATTCTCTTCTTCTGCCATATCCGCAATGAATAGGGCTAATGATGGTTTCATAAGCAAGCCTACATCTGGGGTGAATAGACCCTCTTGGAACCCCTGAAATATAATACCTTCAATAATTACTTCAATAGACACACCAACCATCAACAGCTTTAACATTTCATCTTTTAACTTGGGCTGTTTAATTTTGTTAATGGCTTTTTCCAACGCAATGTCAGGGTCAACATCCTGCGGAGGCTGTCCCCAAGGCCATTGTGAATTATCTTGTGTTAAGGAATGTCCCGGTGGAGCCGGAGAAAACCTGTCGCCATAACGCTGGTCAATACTAGCCATCTATAACTACCTCTTGTGTTGACTGTGTGCGAACAGACGCTGGTGTTGCTGTTCGAACTCTAGGTAAACCCGGTGAGCCTACATCCATTGTTCGCGCACCTTGTCGCTTGGTCATGTACTGTTGTGAAATTCGTTGCATATCGGGGTTGACGTTGGTTCGCTGAGAAAGACGTTGCATAGCAGCCCGTACATCTGGGTTGTTCACACCTACGGGATTTCTAAGAGCGGCTAATCCTGCAACACTAACTGTAGAAGCAGCTCGTGTAATTTTTGGGGCTTTTACTGCGGTTTGTTTAAAAGGACCGTCACCTTTTTGAGATTCTAGATAATATTTGGCTCCACTACTCACTAGGCTACCCAAGTCGCTTCCCAAGAAACTTTCTCCGTACCCGTATAGATTGCTAAAAACACCCGGAGTTCCGTAGTCTTCACCCATGCCACTGTCTGTTCCGAACAGCCAGTCAGCACCTTCTCCTATAAGGTCACCACCCCATTCCCAAGCGTCACTAGCAAAATCCGTAATCGTGTCCCAAAAACTCATCTAACTATTCCTTTATGTTCTGCTCGCTGCCCATGATGCTAACCAATTACCAATCCCCGCTGCCAAGTCATCTTTTTGTTGTTGGTCGTATAGCTTCTCGCTGTTCGCGAACTGCATTGCAAGGGTTCCAATATCATGTTCGCGCTGCAAAGCGTTTTCACTCTTTTGAAAATTCCAAGACGCATTATCGCGATATGACTGCCAAAGATTGTTCAGGGCATTCTGGCTCATGTTATAAGCGTTCTGTACATTTATGCGGTTTGTTTCATTTTGGAGAGCAGTGTTCGTGGTGTTAATTTCTCTGCGCCACACAACGTTAGACTGGTCAACCGCGAACTTCATCTGAGCGTTGAACTTGTCCCGCGAATCTCTCAGGCTGGTATTGAACTGCGCCATTGCATTTTTTTCAGATGTATTGAACTGACGCATAGCAGCAACACGGTTCGCGTTCGCAGTGTCTACCTGTGCGCCCAGTTCCGCAAAAAACTCTTCAACCTGTAGTTGGTTCTTGGCGTTGAATTGGCGACGGGCGTTTTCTTCAGCAGCATCCTTGAACAAGCCTTGAGTTAATGCGCTAAATGTTAGGGTACTTGCCTTCTGCTCATTATCCAAGTTCTTCAAATCAACAGACAGCAATGCCTGTGCGTTTGTAACGGCAGCTTGCATACGGGCGTTCAAGTTAGCCTTGTCCATCGCCGCGAACGTAGCAGCGTTAGCAAGGGCAGTTTGCTGCTTGTTGTTCAGGTTCGCTAACTGGATGGTTGCGTACTTGTTCGCATCTTGCTGGGCAATCTGAACCCCAGATTCCATCAGGGCCTGTGTCATGGCGGCGGCTGCCATCGAACTCGAACCAAGGCCACGAGCCTGCATAACGGAACCGATTTTGCGAACCGCTGGGGCAGCCCAAGCAGGCATTGGCGCACCACTTTGCAGAGATGCCATTAGCTGGCCTAGCTGGTACTGTGTGGTAGCCCGTGGGTCTAGCTGGTCTGTTGCTGCAGTAGCAATAGCCCCTGCAGAGGGGCCAGCCTGTACACCTGTCATATCAACGTAGGGACCTGCGGGAGTTAGCTGGGCTGCTGTTGCGGGACCCATAGCAGCAAGTCCCGAACTCACATCAGCTACGCCACCCACCTGTCCTAATCCGGGGGTAGCTCCTGTGGGGGTTGGTGTGGTAAGGCCAGTTGTTGCGGCAGTGGCGGTTCCGGCAACGGGGGCTGCGCCTAGTTCCGTACCGGCACCTGTCATAACTGTTCCGGGGGTTTCCGCAACAAAGGTCGGGGTTACCGTTGGCATTCCCGTTGTGTTGCCAGCGGCTGCTTCTTCCATTTCTGTTACTATATCTACCATATCGCCCGGATTCCCAAATCTTGTATACTGGTTAAATTCTGCAAAGTCTTCATAGCCCATTTCTCCCGGTAAAACCACCCGCCCCATAAAACCCTCTGCACGTCGTTTTTTTGCGCTTTCGACTGCCTTTTGGTATTCGGACTTTAGGACATCTTCCGTGTTCGCAGTTTTTCTCAAGTAATCTTGGGGGTCGCCCAAACTTGCGCCCATTCCTATCCCGCTTTTTACAGGATTTGGAAGCTGACCTATTTGCTGCGAACCACCGGGCTTAACGTCCACCCCCATACGGGACATATATGCCATATATGCGTCTGCGATTACTGGGCTAGAAAAATTATAAGTAGTACCGCCTACATCTAAAGGTGCTATTACTGCGGAACCCATCTGTGTTGCGGATTTAGCGTATTCGTCCGACTGCTTAAAGGCTTCCCAGTTAGGAGCGTTGGTCTGGAATGAGGAGTTTTTTGAGGAGTTTTTTAATAAAGGGTCAGCCATATCTTAGTCCCTCTGCAAAACTTTATCTAACTTATCCTCAACCCGATGCAAGGCTTCCATGACCTGCCGCATATCGTTGCGAACATCTTCACGAGTTGCGTACTCTTCGCGTGTCTTGTTAACCAAGATACTCAAGCGTTTCTGTTCGCCGTTCTGTTCCTTTAGGAACCACGCCAGACCAGCCACGAACAGGCCGATGAGCATATCGATGAGGCTGGTCATTTCCATCGCTTACCAACCAGCAGGTACTTTTTGTACGATAGGTGGGTTAGCAAGGTTGTCAATCTGGGTGTCCAGATTTGCCTGTAAGTCAGCTTCTGTTTGACCCAGTGAAGCAAGCACCTTCTCTTTGCACCAGTCCTTTGTCACACTGTTAAATGCAACAAAGTTATCTGGGTCTAGTTCAGGTGACGCAGTGCCGTACACTGATGCTGACAGATAGTTACCCTCTGCATCTTGCTCACTGTCACTGACAGCAGTTATGCGCCAGTGAATTGTTTTGATTACGTCTGACAAGCCATCTTCAGAAGGGGCTGTGTCTAGTGTTGGGAAATCCCATGTGTATGTGTTAGCCATTTATTCCTCCTGTTAGTTGGCTTCTAGTGCGGCTATACGAGCCTCAAGTGCTGTGATTGTTGCTTGCTGTTCTTTGATTGCGGCAGTCAGTAAGGCGACCATATTGCCTTCAGCAATTCCTAAAAACGGTTCGGTAACAGCTTCTTTGACTACATTTCCTTCATCGTCCGTTTCTTCAGGCTCAAGCACACATTCATTGGATTTAACAATGCTATTTAGATAAGGCTGTTCCGCAAGAACCTGTTGAACTTCTTGAGCAATAAAGCCAATAGTCGGCTGATTGCGGTCAAATTCGTGAACTGGATGCTCCTTCCAGTCAAACTGAACAGGGTTTAATTGCGATACTAGCGATAAAGCCCCATCTAAAGGGGTGACATTTTCTTTGTAATTGCCATCAGAAGTAGCAATAGTTGCACTAGTTGCAAAAATCTGACTATTCACTTGAAGTTTGTATGCGCCGTTGGAAGATGTGTACCCCACCAGCAAGTTACCACTGCTGTGGATGCGCATACGTTCTGTAGCTGTAGTATCTGCAGCACTTATGGCTGTGCCAAACGCAAGCTGACTTACTCCGCTGCCTGCCGTACCTATGGCTCTAACATAAGTCTGACAAGTGCCACTAAAAGTATTTGCAGTTTCTAATAGTAGAGTAGCTGTACCGCCTGCATCAAAATTCCTAATGCGCTGCGACGGACTTCCTGCAGATACAACATCTAGTTTATAGGTTGGGCTAGTCCCAATGCCCACGTTACCGCTGCTGGTGATGCGCATACGTGGTGCGTTGTTTGTGTATAAAATAAGCGGGTGATTAGTTGTCGTACCCACAGCAATCGAATTTGTATCCTCAGCAGACGCATAAAAAATTCCAGTTGTTGTTCCATCACTCACACGAACACCATTATTAATACTACCAAGAACATCCAGCCTTGTCGCTGGCGAACTCGTCCCAATGGCCACGTTGCCGCTGCTGTCGATGGTCATGCGACTTTGCGCATTAACTCTAAGGTTCATAGAATCATTGCTATGACTGTATAAAACACCGCCCGCATCTTGGTCAGCGGAATCACCAAAATACAATGCAGTTGTGCTTGCTGAACCGCCATTCAGTTCAATATAGTTGTTGCCAGCACTTTCAGAAACAATCTGCGAAGACGCAAATGGAACAATCCCGCCGCCAGTAGAAATATGCAATTTTGCTTCAGGCGTAGTCCCAATGCCCAACGACTCCGCACTCGCATCCCAGAAAAACTTTGCGGTTGTGCCGGTGTCTTCGTAGAAGGAGATGTCGCCGCCGTCTGCTACATAAAGAGCATTTAAGCCATCGCTATAACCTGCTGAAGCGTCTGTTGCACCAGTACGCACCAAAAAACCGTTAGCACCTGTTGTAATATTTAAGCTACTATCGCCACCAATTACAGCGTTTCCACTAAGAGAAATGTCAGAAACTGTTGAGGCGTTATTTGATCCTATAGACAGAACACCACCCGCATCCACAGTCAGCCCATCGCTGGTCACAGTGCCAGTGACATCCACGCCTGTGGCGGTGGTGGCGAGTTTGGCTGAACCATTGTAGTAAGCAGTAACAGCACCGCCTTCGCTAGCCAACAACATATCAACGCCAGCAGTTGTTTCAATTTGAACGCTATTGCTCCCACGCACAAACAAAGCACCAGCCCCAGTATCTTCAATAATCGAGCCAACGCTAGGGTTATGGTAAATCTGCAAATCACTGCCAGCACCGAAGATGGCCTTGTCGCTGTCGCCGAAGGTCATATCACCAGTGGTCACAAAGGATGTACCAGTGATTGTTGTACCAGTGATTGCGGCAGCACTATTCGCACCGATAACAGTACCATCAATAGCACCACTGTCGATGTCCACCTTACTGATGTCCACCTCGCCTGTACCATTAGGTGTCAGGGCAATGTTGCCATTGGTGTCTGTGCTTGAGATGGTGTTGCCGTTGATGTTAATGTTGTCAACGTCTAGGTCACCAACTACGTTAGCAGAGCCTGTTACTGTGAGTGTGGCAGTGTCAATGGTTACAGCGGTAGAGGCATCAATGTCAACTGTAGGGGCTACAAGTTCTAGCTCAACATCGGCATCAATATCAAGTTGACCATCTACACTAGAGTTGATAAACAGGGCTGTGTCCCGGAATTGTACTTTCTTGTCGGTTGCAACCAAGATATCTTCGCCCAAACCGTCAATGTAGGCGGTTCCGTCGAGATACATATCCTTGAACTGAAGAGAAACGGTTCCAATATCCAACGTGTTCGTGGTCTTCGGCTTGATTTCTGTGGCACTTGCAATGAAATCTTGAACCGGACCCAAGACGGTAATCGGCGCACCTTCTGCTGCCGTGCCATCGTGGGTGTGGCCCGTTGACTCGTTAAACGCAGATTCTACCGCATCGAACTCACCGTCGAGGTCCGAAGCGTTGATGATGTTTCCATCTGCAATGTTGTTTAGGGTGTCGTTCCTTGTGTAACCTGTACCCATAGTCGTTTCCTTCCGTTATCGCCGCCCGTAAGTGCCATATTCGAGCGTAGCTGCGTCTAAAGAGTGTGGTGGGTTTGTTGAATTCGCGCGGAACTGGAGCGAAACAACATACCCAGAGCCTACCATCTGGCTCTCAAACAATCGTTGAATTGTACCACCATAACTACCTGTTCCATAAATAGAGGTGCCATAAAATGCCGGGACGTTTGCCCCTGAAGTGTTGTCGAACACGACGGGGGTAGGTTGGATAATTCCCAACTCGTCAAAATCAAACAGCAGGTTTACTTCACTAAAGAAACTGCCATCTGGGTCTGTGTACAAGAACATCTTGTAGATGGTCTTGCGAATCCGGGGGTCGTTGATTGGGATGTACGGGGTAGCAAAGGTCGAATAAATCTGCGCCCCATCCAAGCTGTTCCCCGACTCCATCTGATAAACGTAGCCATCTGTGTTCGCGAACACGATGGTTTCAATTCCTTCGTAGAGATTGCTACTGGCAACGTACGCTTTGAATCCCCGCAACTCTGCCCAGTTGATTCCCTGCTCTACCTGCGAACCAATGATACCCTGTGATGCGTCTGCCGAAAAGTTCGTGTTGTACCCCAGCAGCCTGTACTGGCTCTTGGGGCGAATCACCACACTGCTAAATGAGGTGTTGCGGTTCACGAAGTCGGTTACGTCATCTTGTATCGGCTTCGATGCAACAGCAAGGTTGAAGTCCCCCACCCTGTCGGTTGCAGACAAACTCCGTATTCCGTCGGGTCCCAAGTAAAGTACGTCCCCGCCAATCTCTTGAATTGTGTCGGTTTCGGTACAACCGGTGTCCAGAGTGATAGGCTGAAGCTGGAAATCCCCAATCGTATTGCCTACCAGTCGCTTGATAGACCTCTCACTAAATATTATAAGCTGTTCTCTGAAAATAATCAAGCCCGTAATTGCACTTCCGACATTTATTGTTCCTGCGCCACTTGCTGCAGAGAAGTCGTCGAAGGTATAAGGGGCTGTAAACAGCAGGGTCGAACCCTTTGCAAAGAAAAGCTGGTTCTTGAAGTTTGCTACGTGGCCTGCGCCGTTACCGTCCGTAGGAATACTGTCGAGGGCGGTAAAGAACGTTCCGTCGTACACAAATGGTACGTTGGCCCCATCGACCCCTACCATGTAGTCGGTTCCGCTGTAGTTGAAGTTCACGAACCGGTGTTTGTCCATGCCGGTGCGGTCTACAGAAAGGAACGTCAAGGCTGCGTCGTTTGCAGGGCTGCTGTTCAGGGCAGGGTCGATAGCAAAGGTTGCAGAGCCGCTGGTAACCGTTGGGGTAGCTGTCAAGGTGTAGATTAGGTCTACGCCTGCAATCGTAAAGGTGTCGCCAACCTGTGGTGTTCCTGTGATGCCGTCTACGACCAAGCTAGTTCCGGTTTGCGAACCGCCGTCTACCAAGACAGTACCATAGTTTGGCGTGTTTATCTTTGTCCAACCGGAACCCGTCGATTTGAACAGGTCTGAACCCCGTGCTGCAATCACTGCGCTTTCGAAGGTGTGTACCCCTTGAATGATTCCAGAGCCAGATACAAAGGTTAGGGCATCTTGGTCTGACGGGTTGACAACCATCGTTTGGTCTAGGGTCAAGGTAGCCCGTTTGTTCACAGAACTAAAAGAGACACCGCCAGATGCAATCGTGTAGCGGAACGACAGAACAGCATCATCTGCGGGTGCTACTGTGATTGCCGGAGTGATGGTCAGGGTAGATGCCGTACCTACGAGAGCGGTTGCAGCACTCACTGTGTAAACTGTGGTATCTCCAGCGATAGTAAATGTGTCGTTTGCAGATGGGGCAACATCCAAGCCATCTACGTCGAGGCTCGTTCCTGTTTGTGCTGCGCCGTCTACAGCCCCGCCAGCAAGAGAAAACACGTCGGTTGCAGCAGGTTCGGTGTAGATGTTTCCAACAATCAGGGTTGTGCCGCTCTGTCCGTTGCCGTGAACCAGTGGCGCACCGTACGGGGGAACGATGTCTGGGTCGTACTTATCGTAGCCTTGAATCGAACGATAACCACCCTCGATAGATGGTTCGTAATTACGAAGGATACGAGCCGACCCCGGAGCATTGATACCATGCTGCAACGGGGACATGTTCGTGATGAGGCCACCTTTAAATTCGATGGCGTATGTTTGCCAACGGTCAGGCATGGGCTTACGATGCCCTCATGTAGATGTTTTCGTTGACCGTTACTGTTCTCATCTGTTTGATACCCTCGTCGAACTTGCGTTGTGAAACCGATGCCATCTCTAGATTGTCGCGGAACATGTAGGCATAGTACATAGCACCATCGATGATTACGTGACGAAACCGCTCTGGAATTGTTGGGACATCCGTATTGAGAATGAGGTCAACAGGGTCCATGAAATATTCGAAGTCTACCTGATAGGCTTTGTCTGGCATAGGAACTACGCCCCACTCACCGTTTTGGGTGCGAAACACACGCTCTGGAACTGCACCTAGAGCCGTGTTGGTTTCGTCCTCTTGGTCGATGAACCGGTCTATATATTCATCGTAACTAATCTGAGTTAGGTGTTCGGCTCTGCCTAAACCTAACGCTGCATCTCTGCGAACACGAAACGTATCAAAATCAACGTACTTTGCCTGAGACGGAATAGGATATCTGGTAATCCCTGCAGTCAAAGTTTGCTGATATGTATTGTGATTAAAGGGCCAGCCAAAGTGCGCCTGATTGATGTGGCGAATAGAAGAGTTAACGGCTTCTTTGATTGCGCTGTAAAACCCCGTAGCTGACGCAAAGTTCGCAGAGGTTAACTGCGTCTCATTTAGGCGTTTGGCAACATCGTTGGTTAAGCTGAGATAATCATAGGCCATAGTTACCGGGTCCTTACTTTGAGGTTAACGGAGCGAATAGCTGTGCTGCCTGTGGTGTCTGTCATCGTACAGTAAAACGTGTAGTTTCGGGTGTTTACTCCGCTGCCAATATTGATGGTGGCAACCGTGTTGGTCTGTGTTTGAGACACATTCTGGATGCTGTCCGTGGTTGCCCCGCCTGATGCGGTAGTTAGGTCTTGACCCGAAGCCAAAACTGTACGAGTAGAGTATGCGTCGGTCTCTACAGACCAAACGACTGTGGAGATGGTTGCGGCACCAAGAAACCGCGACCAGTCCATGCTGTAGTCGAGCGTCTCTCCGGGGTCTTTAAAGGGCCATTTGTATGACATAAATTACTCCACGTAAACTGTGCGGGTGTAGCTGTTGCCGATGCTTTCGATGTGGACAACTCGCGGTTCCAACACTACAGATATTGTTCGCTCAAAGGCGTTGATTGCATCCTCAACCAAAACTGTTCGCGGGTCGAGAGCAACGTGTACGGTTCGTTCGTAACTGGTTAACGGCATTAGGCTGCTCTATCAATATTGATGGTACGCCGTCTATCATAGAGTTCGCGAACCGCATTGTAATCAAACTGCACTCCTGAGTACGTTCCAGTCCCCACAGAGAACGTCCCCTGAACTCCTGAAAGTCCTGCTGTTGTGTACAGGGTTAGCGTACCGACCGCACCTGTTGCGCTAACACTACCCAGAGGTTCAGTAGTCTGGGCCTCTGCGTTTCCTAGTGTGGCTACTGCACCGACACCGGATACAGATACAGAGAAGCTAACGACGGGTTGTGGGGTTCCGATAGTGCCTGTTGCAGATACGCCGCTAGGCTTCTCATCTATGTTAGCTTGAACCGTGCCTACAGAACCTGTAGCACTAACGCTGTTCAAAACCTCCGTCGGTTTTTCTTCTACCGTATTTACCGAACCGGTTGCCTGAACACCTGTAGGCGTAACAACTAGGTTTACAGTCGGTGTTCCAACAGAGCCAGTAGCGGTTACACTATCAAGAACTTCCGTCGGCTTTTCTTCTACAGTATTAACAGAACCGGTAGCTTGTACGCCTGTTAAGGTAACGCTGTTGCTTATGGCAACGCTACCGACGGAGCCTGTAGCAGATACGGAACCCAAGACCTCTACTACATTAACAGTTACGGAACCTGCAGTAGTGGTAGCAGATACACCCCCAACCTTTTCGGATATGTCAATTTCAAATCCGGTTACTGCTACGGTTTGTATCGAACCTGTTGCAGAAACGCCTGTTAAAGAGACGTTGGGGCTTACGACTCCATAGGAAG